TCAGAGGATATAGTTGATATACCCTCTGATAATAAAGATTAATTTATTTATTTTGGTATTCCATTGTCATCAACAATTATTAATTCTTTAATAATTGTATCTTGATTTATTTCTTTCCAATCCCAACAATTATATTCAAGATATTTTTTTAGATTTTTTTGTTCTTCTTTGTGAACACCATTAAGTTTAATTATTATTAAATGATTAATCATTATTTCCTTTCTTATAAAATACCATTTGCTTTCATACCCATTATAATTAAGTTTCCAACAATGAGCATAAGTATAACTAATAATATTTTAATCATTTTATTCCATACAAGTTTGAACTTTTTTATAGGCAACAACTTTAAAATCATAACCAATAGTATCTCTGTCTATTTTTAATTTTAATTGTTCTTGCCAATCAATTAAAGGATTGCCTTTACAATCAAAGTCAATACCAATAAATTTAGGTTTTTTAAAACTTATCCATTTTTGTTTTTTCATTATTCCCTTTCTTAATCGTGATCGTATTGTTTCATTACAATATTAAAACTAATATTGTGATGTGCTTGATGGCTATCTGCAAGTTCCTCAAGTATATTAATTAATGCTTTTACTTGCATACCATCATTGCTTTCATAGGTAGCTAACACTTGATCTGTCATTTTCTTATCAGTTTTCTCGTGATATTTAGTACCTTTTATTTCTACTTTGTATTTGTCTATGTACATTATTTTCCCTTTCTTGTTTTGCTAGTTGTATATTTTGTTCAGTAATTTTTATAAGCTGCATTACATAACCGCTTATAAATTCTACCTCATCAAAATTTTGTTGTTGTGTCAGTTGTTTATTCATATTTGATTTGTTGGTGTTTTATTCCAAACTTCCTTAGAGCAATCACTTTCTATTTGTGTTGTTATATGTTGTTTATCTTCAAGAACTATATCAACATAGTTAGTAAAATTTGATTCACCAAAATTTGATAAATAAGAAATGCAATGACTACCCTCTGACATTGTATGAGGTATATTAACTGTTACATACATATTTTTATCAAATTTTTTTAATTTATTTATTAATTGTTTTACTGTTATTGGTTTATCTATCATTTATTTTTCCCTTTTGTTTTTTTCATTTACCATATCAACCAAATCATTTGGCAATGGTTCTAAATCGTAATCATAAAATATGGCAAGACTTTGTTCTTCTTCTTGCTTTAGTTTATCTAAGTAGTTGTTCCAATCATCAATCATTTTACCTAGTTTATCTACTTTTTTATTTTTACTATCATCAATCATTTATTGGTCGTCCTTTCCTATTTCTTTTTTATTAAGATAATATGTAAATGGAAAATTATCATCATCATAAGTTATAAAATTTAAATCTTTTATAATTTCTGATAATTTAATTTTTTTTATTATATCTTTTTTTCCATTGCATATTTTAGGTGAAAAACCATATATTATTATATCTTTTTTATTCATATTTCCCTTTTTAGTCTATTGTTGCCATTATACCTAGTACAGCTATTATAATAAAAGCTATAAAATATCCTACACCTAATAAAGTTATTATTGTTTCCATTTATTCCTCCCTTATTTGTTTAAGTCTGTTAAGATGTACTCACCAGATTTAATTTTCTTTTTTGTTTCTGTTATTGTTTCACCTAAAAATATATTTCTATACTTGCCAGTTGTGTTTGAGTAGTTCCAATATTTTTTATCCAAATATGTTTCAACTACATCACAACCTAAATGATCATATATTTTTTTTACAATCATTGAGTTATAACTTTGGAAATATTCTTTTTTGTTTCCATTGTCATTATCAGTAATAATAAATTGATTTGCTATTTTATTCCCTTTGTTGCTTTCTATGTTTTCTACTTTCATTTTTTTTTCCTTTTGTTAGTTAATTAAAGTTAATAAATAAATATGGCTAGATTTAGGCAACATTTCCCCATTGTTTTACCTCTTTTTGTTTACAATTTGGAATTGTAATAAATTTAATAGGCAACTCGGAATTGAAACCTTTTAAACCTAAAAATTGCTTACAAGTATATTCAGCTTGTGAGCCATAACCATATTGAAATTGAATTGGATATGTTACATCTTTTTCAATATCGTCTATTTGAGCCGAAAAATAAGTATTTCCATTTATACGATCTCGCCATTCTTTTATTGTTGCTATATATTTAATCATTGTTTCCTTTCTTATTTGTTTTTTACTTTTAAATATGCTTTGTCTATAATCTTGACTAAAATATCAAAACTATCATTTGATAAATCTTGCATATCTTTTACATATTTTTTTAATTCATCATCTTTTTTCATTGATAATATAACTTTCTTTTTTAGTTCTTGATTTGTCATTGGTTCCTTTTTATTTTTTTGTTTCTTGTTTTATAAAGTCTTTGATTGCTTTTAGTTGATTAAGTTTGTTAAGTCTTAAAATAGCTCTAAAAAATGATGCCTGATCTTCTATATTTTCAATATCGTAAAATAAAACATCAATTTCATTTATTAGATCATTTTTTTTCATTTCATATTTTTCAATTTCAGTAATCATTTTGTTTTCCTTTGGTTGATTTGTTTTTTTCATAATGAAAGCATCTTAAATTAATAAGGCATAATTAAGGCATATACAAAAAAGATTTATTATTTATTTCTGTGATATATTTGCAACAGGTGTTGTATAATTACAGTTTAGAATTGTTCTAAGTTTATAATGAGGGTTTAAAATGTTGGTTCAATTTACCAAAGCAAATAAAATTTAATACACACGATAAGAGCAACGGAAACAATAAGCCGTTTTAATTTTCCGATAATTAATAGTTATAGGAATTACTATTAATAATCATAAGTTATCGTTAGTAATATTTTACAGCTAGATTGCTTTTTTTTAAGATCTTGACCCCCCCTATACCCTCAGACGCACCCGCTGTTTATTATATATATATACATGGGACTGTAGGACACCTTTATACACAGACACCTTTTGCTTTCATTCCACACAGAATAAACTATATGTAGTATATGAACTACTTTTCATCAGAAGATCTAGATTGTGTTTGCTTTATTGAAGAAAAAACTAACAATGTTGTAATTAAATTCTTTGGTATGCCTAATAACCAGTCTGCTGAGCTATTTACATCTTACATTATGATGAGACTAGGATTTGAATACACACCTTTTGGAGAGCAAAACTTTAGCAAATCAATTCATTAGTTATGGATATTAAGAT